GCTATCCATGGGACGCAAACGACTAAAGGAACGGACCTAAAAATCCAACTACTTTAGGAGTACCTACAATGAACACACTTAACATCATCAAGAAGCAGATCAACAAAGCATCTGCTATCCATGACGCACAGATCTCTCACACCTCATATCGTGGTGTTGAGTATTCTACTCGTTGTGTAGAAAGCAAAGAGTCTCACGGGACTTTCTGCTATCGTGGACAAACTTACACTAAGTGATTGTCAAACTGATTGAATAGTGTTAAGATGGGAGGGAAACCTCCCATTTTTTTATGGAAAGAGATAAACTAAAACTGATAGTGAGGAATTTAAAACTTCTTGTTGAGTCTTTAGAAGCAGAGGTATACTCTAATACTGATGCATATACATCAAAGCAAGAAAATTTTGATGATCCTAGTATCAATTACATTTTAGATTACGACGAAGTTTTTGAGGATGATGATGGATAAGATAGATACACAAGGAATGAGTTTACCTGGTGATGGTAAATCAAAATCAAAGAGATCATATCCACCACTGGTGATACCAAAACGTAGTATCTTTTCAGACCTGGAAAGACAAGAATTAAAGGACATTATTAACGAGACACTTGATGAGCGAGAACAACGTAAAACTAATCAGCGTAACCCCTGATGCTGAGAAGCACATGGCATATTGTGCCCGTGTGAGTAATCCTAACAACCAAGAGAACGAAAAGTTCTCTGGTCTACTTAAGTATTGTGTGAAGCATCAACACTGGAGTATCTTTGAGCAAGCATACATGACTCTGGAGTTGAATACTACTAGAGGAATTGCAGCTCAAGTATTGCGGCACAGGTCATTTACATATCAAGAATTTTCACAACGCTATGCTGATTCTTCCTTACTCGCGGAGAAGATCCCTCTACCTGAACTACGCAGACAAGACACCAAGAATCGTCAGAATTCTATTGATGATGTTGACCCGTTTACGAGTCAGAAGTTTGAAATGTTGATGCAACAACATTTTACACAAGCAATGGATCTCTATCAGAGAATGCTTGATGAAGGTATTGCAAAGGAGTGTGCTCGTTTTGTGCTTCCTTTGGCATGTCCCACAAAAATTTACATGACGGGCTCAGTTCGGTCATGGATCCATTATATTGATTTGCGTTCTGCAAATGGTACACAGAAGGAGCATATGGATCTTGCACTAGGTGCGAAAGAAATCTTCTGTCAACAATTCCCTGCTGTTGCTGAAGCAATGGAATGGGTTTCATAAATATTTACACCAACAATTGAGCTATGCCAACATACCCTGTTATTAATTTAGAAACAAAAGAGAAAAAAACACTCAGTATGACTATGAAAGCATACTCGGAGTGGAAAGAAGAGAACCCAGGATGGGATAGAGATTGGTCACAAGGATGTGCAGGACAGTCTACAGAATTTAAGTGGACTGGTGAAGCAAAATCTAATGGATGGAATGAAGTCTTAGATCGTGCATCAAAACAACCAGGTGCCAATGTCAGTAAAAACCGATACTACGGTTAACCCTTCTATCTTTTATAGCGTATGACCTCAAAAAGAAAGTCCCAAACACCAGTAGTCCCATTTGGGATGAGCAATAAGCACATGAAAAGAAAGAAACCAATTAACTCAGACTTGATGAAAACCATCGAGCCGCTGACAGAAAACCAAGAAGAACTTTTCCGCTGTTACAAAAATGATCAGAATCTAGTTGCATATGGTTGCGCCGGAACTGGTAAGACTTTCATCACACTCTATAACGCCCTCAAGGATGTATTAGATGTCAAGACACCCTATGAGAAGATCTACATCGTCAGGTCGCTTGTAGCAACCAGAGAGATTGGATTCCTCCCTGGAGACCATGAGGATAAATCTTCTCTTTACCAAATTCCATATAAGAATATGGTAAAGTATATGTTTGAGATTCCAACGGACACTGATTTTGAGATGCTGTATGGTAACTTGAAAGCACAAGGCACCATCTCATTTTGGTCCACCTCATTTATCCGTGGCACCACACTTGATAATGCAATTATCATCGTTGACGAATTCCAAAATCTAAACTATCATGAACTTGATAGTATTATCACAAGGATTGGTCAAAACTCTAAGATCATGTTCTGTGGTGACGCAACACAAACTGATCTTCTTAAAACAAATGAGAAGAATGGAGTTATTGATTTCATGAAAATCTTACGCATCATGCCTTCAGTTGATATTGTTGAGTTTGGAGTAGAAGATATTGTTCGCTCTGGATTGGTAAAAGAATACTTACTCGCTAAGATGGAAATGAATTTATGATTCACATTGAGGATAACTTTTTTAAAGATCCTTTTTTTGTTAGAAACTCTGCATTAAAATCAACATACAGATCTAAACAGATACACAATTATCCGGGGTATCGATGCTTTGATGTCCCGGATATTGTGAATAAAAATGTTCTTGATAATGTAAGGTTGATCTGTAGAGATTCATCCTTAAAAAATTCTGGTGATGGCATATCTTTTCAATATATAACAAAAACTTTTGGAGAAGGTATGTTTCATTTTGATAATGATCCATACATTTGTATAATTTATTTGTCTTTGGACTCTCCTGTTAACTCAGGGACAGATGTATGTGATTATGGTTATGATCAAAAGATTAACCTACCTGACATTGATGTTAAATTAAAACGATCTTTTTTTGAAGATCCACATAATTTGATAAAACGTTATAGGTATGGTATGATGAGGAAAAGATTAAATTCTTACTTTAAACCGACAGTTAAAGTTCCCAACAAGTTTAATAGGGGTTTAATATTTCCCGGAACACATTTTCATAGAGCACAAAATTTTTTTGGAACTTCTGTGAAAAACGCAAGATTGACATTGGTAGGATTTTTTGAATGATATTTGAACACTGCAATTACCTTGGTGACCTTGAACTAAACAAAAAAGAAACAAATGGCATCCGTCTCTACAACCTTCCAAATGGAGAGTGGGTGCCTTCTATTACATCGGTAACTTCTTTTTATAATCGACAGATCTTTATCAAGTGGCGTAAGCGAATTGGTATTGAAGAAGCAAATCGAATTACCAAGAGAGCAACTGCTCGTGGAACTGACTTCCATGAAGCAGTTGAAGTTTATATGAGGAACAACGAAATAAACTGGGATGAGTTTCGACCTGCAACTCAGTTTATGTTTCATCATGCTAAACCATATCTTGATAAGATAAATAATATACACGCCATAGAAAGAACTCTATATTCAGAGTATCTTGGACTGGCTGGTAGAGTTGACTGTATAGCAGAATACGAAGGAGAACTTGCAGTCATCGATTTTAAAACATCTGAAAAGATTAAACCTGAAAAGTGGTTAGAGAATTATTTCGTTCAAGAAATGTTCTACGCAACTGCTTACTATGAACTTACAGGCATCCCGGTCAAAAAACTTATCACTATTATGGTTACACCTGGTGGTGATGTTGAAGTATTTGACAAAAGAAACAAAGGGGACTATATTAAATTGTTAGTTCGTTACATTAAAGAATTTGTATCTCACAATCTTAGGACAGAGAATGGAGAATGAACTAGAAAAAGTATTGGAAAGTAAATTCTTTTGCCCTTCTCGTTTTGCACAGGAAATAGAATCTCTAGTCCAAAAAAATGCTGACATGAATTACATTGATGCTATCGTTCACTTCTGTGAACTTAATAGTATTGATTTAGAGTCAGTCCCTAAACTTATCTCCAAACCGCTCAAAGAAAAAATTAAGTGCCAAGCATTGGAACTTAATTTCTTAAAGCGCAGTTCCCGTGCCAAATTGCCCCTTTAATTCCAAAAAAGGGCGAAAAAAATTCCCGGCAAAAAATCCCCTTATTACTTTTTTTGATGATGCCGTTTGATGCATATCGTTGTTACTTGTCGATGAAGAATCACTTCACAAAGGACAAGTATGATTACCACAAATACTGTGGTAAAAGTCGCGCCACCGTGCAGTCTTTTTATAAACGTAAAGATCGCTTTTGGTTTGAAAAATTTGCACGATCTAAATCTGATAAAGAAGTTGAAGAGTTTTTTATATCTAACTTTATCACCTGCACTGATCCAAGTAAACTTTGGATAGGAGAAATGATCCGCAATGGTGAAAGTAGATATACATCATGGAAAAAGAGAACACAGTCCCTCTCATATATCTTCAAAGAAGAATCAGAGTTGGTCTTTGCAGACAATGATTTCGATGCTATGTTCTCTATGGATGGTTCAAGACATCCACAAATTCTCAAAGAATATTTGAGTAGTAGAGTTTCACTTGAAACTATGGTAATCTTGGATCATATTCTTGATTACAAAGAGAAGTGGGATAAAAAACTCACTGACCCGGTGTGGGAATCCGTAAGCATGAAAATGAAGAAGTATTCTCCATTCCTAAATATCGACATACCCCGTTACAAAAAAATTTTAAAAGAGGTTATTATTCATGGCACTTAATAATTCTGAAGTATTAGAAAATCTGAAAAAGCAGAGAGTTGAGATGGAAACGCAACTTGAAAATCTTCGTGTCACTTACTTGAAAGTTCTTGGCGCGATTGATGCACTTTCTCAAATTGAGGAGTCAAATGTTGTCGTTGAAGAAAAGACCGAAGTTGAAGAGGAAACCTCTGAAGAATGAGTTTCTTCGATTCTGATGTAGTCCGTGCAGAAATGACACAGATCCAAGAACTTCAAGAAGAAGTTTATGGTAATGTGTTCAAGTTTCCCTCAATGGACAATAAAGAAAAAAAATTTCATGTAGCACTACTTGAAAAATTAATTGACAAACAACGCATTCTTTTTACAAGATTGAGTTTGTCCGATGATCCTGAAGCAAAGCAGATGAAAGAAAATATCATTGAATCTGCTAAACTAATGGGTCTCCCTGATGGGACTGATATGAATGTTGTGTTTAATAACATGACTAAAATGCTTGAAGTGATGAAGACCCAGATTGACAAATCTGATTCTGACCTATAGAATATAAGGGTACACACAAGCCAAATCCGTACAAATCCGAGGTAATCCTATGTCTTTCGCAGACCTTAAAAAGCAATCTTCTCTTGGTTCGCTAACTTCTAAATTGGTAAAAGAAGTTGAGAAGATGAACAATACCAGTAGCGGTGGTGATGACCGTCTCTGGAAACCTGAAATGGATAAGACCGGCAATGGTTATGCCGTGATCCGTTTCTTGCCCGCACCTAATGGTGAAGACCTCCCTTGGGCAAAGATGTACTCCCATGCCTTCCAAGGTCCTGGTGGATGGTACATTGAGAACTCTCTGACTACAAATGGTGGCAAAGACCCTGTGTCAGAGTACAACCGCGAACTATGGAATAGC